GAGCAGCAGCCGGACCGAACGCCGGTGCCCCCGGTCCGCGGCGGAGCGCAGGATGGCCCGCATGGGCGCGATCCCGACCCCGCCAGCGATCAGCACCAGCCCGCTCCGGGCGCGCAGGTCGGGGGTAAACCCACCGTGTGGGCCGTCGATCCAGACCTGGTCGCCCGGCCCCAGTCGGCGCAGCTGGTCGGTGAAGTCGCCCAGGTGCCGGATGGTGAACTCGATGTTGGGCCGGTCCCGCTCGGCCGAGGACACCGTGAACGGGTGCTCCTCGGCGAGGCGGTCCGGGGCCAGCCGCAGCCAGGCGAACTGGCCGGGCTGGAACTGCAGCCCCCGGCCGTGCGCCGGGCGGAGCACCAGCTGGGACACCGTGGGGGACAACTTGAGCAACATCACCACCTGGTAGCGGTGCTTGCGGGGCAGCGCCATCCAGCGCCGGACGCCCACCGCCACCACGGCGATGCCGAGCAGGGCCAGGTAGCTGGCCCCGAGCGGGTCGACCAGCGCGGCCCGCAGCAGCGGCCCGCCCAGCGGGTCGCCGGCCAGCACGTTGATCATCACCGTGGTCGGAAACAGGTGTCCGATCAACAGGATGTGCACCAACGAGGTGATCAGTGCAACGCCGGCCAAGCTGACGTGCCAGGCCCGCCAGACCTCGTAGCGGGCCACCTTGCGGGACGCCACCACGGCCAGCGCCGCCAGGCAGACCGTGGCCACCATGCCGGCCATCGCGCGGCCGGGCGGGGACAGGAACGGTTCGAGCAGGGGGAGCGCGGCCACCGTCTCGTGGGTGGCCCGGGGGTTCACGAAGGGGATCATCAGGGCCACCCCGCGCGGGTCCTTGATGATGACCGCGGCGAGGTGGGCCAGGACCATGAGCACCGTGCACAGTCCGAGGAGCCGGTGGCTGCGCAGCACGGCCTCGATGCCGAATGCCTTGGTCAGCGAGCGCAGCCGGGACGGCAGCACGACCGTGCAGACCAGCAGGGAAGTGGCCAGGAGCCCGGTGAGGGTCACCAGCTCCTGGCCAAGGCCCTGACGTTCGGAGGCGAACAGCCGCAACACGGGAGGCGCGAAGAGGGCGAACAGGAGGGCCCCCACCCACGCGTCTCGGGCGCGGAACCTGATCACCCTACCTGCGCGCTCCTAGTCGTCATCGTCGTCGTCGTCGTGGTGGTGGCGGTGGTGGCCACTACTGCTCTTGCCGGCCCAACACGATCGTGAGGCGTTCCAGTCACTGAACCCGTGCGCGGCGTAGGCACGGTTGGCCACGATCGTTTGCTCGTCGCGGCTCGCGTGCATCGCCCGACGCCCGAACTCCCGGCCACCGTAGTGCCGCCAGGTGCTGTCGAGGAACTGGTAGTAGCCGGACGCCGAGCTGTGGTCGTTCTGGATGTTCCTGCCGCCAGACTCGCACTGAATGATGCGGTTCCAGGCTGGGGAGGCGGCTTCCGCGGGGGTGACCGTGATGAAGGGCACAGCGAAGACTGTTGCAACAGTCAAGCTCCGTGCGATCACGGTCCGGATGCTTTTTGTCATGGCGGGGATCGTTGCACGCGTGCACCCGTGACCTCAATGTGACCATCGGGGCGGCTCTACCAGATCAGAAGTGTTCGAGGGCCGCCGAAGTTACGATCAACATCGTGCCGCTGCCGATGCCCGACCCCTACCGCGGGTACGCGCCCGTCACCCACGACACGAACCGGATCGCCGAGGTCATCACCGAGCTGAACGCGCTCAGCGGCGGCGGGGCCACGACGTCCTTGAGCGTCGACATCGGCGACGGTTCGGCCACCTTCCAGAACATCAGCAACGGGTCCGCCACGACGATCGACTTCACCAGCTCCTCTGGGGCGACCGTCCGGTTCAACTACGGCGGCGGGTGGAACACCGGCTCCGGCCTCTACACGGCTCCGGCAACCGGCATCTACGTGCTCAACGGCTGGATTCGGGTGGGCGACAGTTACAGCCCGTCCTGCAACGTCGGTATGGGAATCAGCCTCAGCAACTCGACCAACTCCAACGTCATCATGTGGCACAAGTACGTCACGGGCGGCGGCATCCGGGCCACCTTCGGGTACCACCGGATGGCCTTCTTCACCGCGGGCGATTCCCTGCGGATGTACTGCTATCAGGACAGCGGCTTCATGCTGCCCCTGGTCTCGGCGGGCATGCAGCTCTGGCAAGTCGGCTAGGTCAGCTGCGTCACCCGCATCACGGAGCCGCTCTTGATCGTGGTGTTGGACGCGTTCGCGGTGCTCTGCGCGAACCGGAACTGCATCGTGCCGGCGGTGGCCCCGAAAATCGCCACGCCCTTCGGGGAGACCAGCTGGTGCAGGGACGAGTCGCCGGACGCGCCGAAGTTGGCCGTCCAGTCATCGACGAACGCCGAGCTGTCGAAGTTGCCGATGCGGCTGGAGCCGGTGACCGACTGCAGGCCCCACCAGCCGGTCATCCCGGCCGGGATCGACCAACAGAACTTGACCCCCGGGGTCGACCCCGAGCGGTAGCAGACCATCAGCTCGACCAGGTAGATGCCGTTGGCCTCGCCGGCGAACGCCAGCCCGGTCGCGTTGGCGTAGGTCGTGGTGTTGTTGACGGTCGTGTCGGTGGTGATCCGGTAGGTCTGCGGGAACCGGTTCAGCTCACTCGCGCGGATCTTCTGCCCAGCGGTGTAAAGGGACGGCACGTCTTCTTCTCCTAGAGTCCCAGCACCGGCGGGTGCCAGAGTTTGACCGGGGTGCCGACCGGTCGGTTGGCCGGCATCGGGTCGACGGCGAACACCTGCGGGCTGGCCGATCCGGTGCACGAGAGGGCCCGCACGCGCTCGTCACCCACATCCAGGTAGAGCGGGTAGTCATCGGTATCGACGGTCCAGAGCGGGCTGCCGGCGGGCGTGGCGACGGAGAGCGTCACCTGGCCCTCGGCGATGAGCGTGTTGACCGTGCTGCCGTCGGTGTCGGCCCGGCCGCCGAACTCCCGGTTGTCGCCGGTGGTCCCACAAGCGATGGCCACCGCCCACGCCTGGAACGGCGAGGTGTTGATCGTGACGTCCCAGCCCGAGTCGGTGATCGTCTGCTCGTAGCCCTCCACGGCCAAGCTGATCGGCTCGCGAGGCGCGGCGGCGTTGACGTCGTGCAGGTTGATGACATCGACCCGGTCCCCCAGCTTGATCGTCAACCAGTCCGCGATCAGGTGCGGGATGGCCGCCAGGTTGAGCGCGAGGCGGGGCCAGCGATAGCCCTCGACGGTGCCGGTGTGGACCCGCCAGCCGGCGTAGTACTGGGCCGAGGTGTCCTTGTCGACGTTGACCTCGATCGTGTCGTCGTACCGACCGATGATGTTGGAGCCGAGGTTGCCGGTGACGTCCTCTTGAACCGCCGTCGAGCCGCCGGTGCGGGTGGCGGTGACTCGGTTGCGTCGGTTGGCGTCGTCGTGCACCGGCGCGAACGGGAAGCCCACCTCGCCGGCCGTGGCCTCCAGGACCATCGCGGCCGACCTCGACTCGCGATAGCGCTTGGTCGTGTAGGTCAGTCCCGGGCTCAGCCCGTCCCAGAGGATGCCCTGGTCGCACGTCTCGCAGTCACGGAACAGCTCCAGCACCGTGGCCCGCTGCTGCGGGCCCATCCGGTCGGTCACCGTGACCACGTGCACGTCCCCGTCGGGCTGGGTGTAGGACAGCAGGTTCTCGGTGGCCAGGCGCAGCAGCCGCTCACCGACGATCTCCCCAGACCAGGCGTTGAGGTGCCGGATGTGCTCGGCGGTGTCCCGCGCGTCGCTGCGCACTACGATGTGGCCCAGCGCGACGTTCACGTGCCCGCCGTCGGTCGCGGTCTGAATCCGCTGCGGCTTCCCGACCGAGGCGCCGGCCACGTCCCCCGAGTAGACGTAGCCGGTGGTGGCGCCCTGCACGATGTAGTCGGTGACCCAGTGGATGTTGCCGCCGACCTTGGTCAGCGTGAGCCCGAGCTGGCCCGGCTTGCCGTTGATGCCGACGAACCCACCGGCCACGCCGTACGGACCGGGCACCAGCAGGATGCTCGGACTCTCGACCACCAGGGACTGGAAGTTGCGCCAGGCCCGGACGTTGATGCAGCCGTCAACCATGTAGCGCAGTTCCCAGAACCCCGGGTCCCCGTCGGTGATCATCCCGAGGATCACCGACTGGTCGTTCGACCCCGAGTCCGGGACGCTGATCAGGCACCGGAGCTGGATGGTCCCCGACGAGGTGTACTTGGTGACGTTGCCGTACCACTCCGAGTCCGCGATCTGCGGCAGCGGGGCGGAGCAGTCGAAGTCGGTGTTGCTGGCCAGGTTCGGCAGGGCCGCCGGCATGTCCGGGTTGGACCCGCCATGCAGCCGGCCGTAGTAGGTCATCGGATCGTGACCGGCGAAGGCCGAGGCGATGAACTGGGAGTTCTTCTCGTCCTCACACGGCCAGTAGCCCCGGACAGCGCTGGAGTTGGTGAGGCCGCGCCGGATCGGTGAGACGGCCGGTGGCTTGCCCTGGGCCAGCCGGCGCAGCACCCCCGAGGCGCTGACCGACACGGTGGCGTCGCCCCGGCTGGTGGCGGTGTTCAGCGGGTTGATCGAGTACTCCGGCGTGAAGCCATCGGCGTAGCCCACGAAGAGGGTGATGAAGCCGTCGCCCAGATCGACTTCGATCTTGATAGGGGTACCCTGCCTGACATTGGGCCAGTAGGGCGAGCCGCCGCCGAGGCTGTACTTCCCGTGCCGGTTGTTCAGGGTGAACCCGCAGGTGGCCGGCTGGGAGATGCTCGCCTCGTCCGCGCGCCCGTGCTTGAGGTGCACCCCGTTCTTGATCCGGACGTCCTCGGTGACCTCGGTGAACGCCCAGCTCGACCCGTCCGGGTCCGTCAGGTCCCCGGCGAACGCGATGGACACCCCGAGCTTCGGCTTCGGTGTCCAGTCGAGGTTGAGCGGTACCCCACTTACCCCGACCGAGATCACGCAGTCGTCCGGGTCCGAGGCGCCCGCCGCGCTGGTCGCGGTGTAGCGCAGCACCCACCGGCCCAGGCTCGGCGGGGTCCAGGACAGGTCCGCCGCGGTGCCGATCACCGTGCCCACCCCGAGCGGCCCGTCTTGGATCTTCCACTGCCGAGACGTGATCGCGTTGTCGCCGGCCTGCTCCTGCGCGGTCCGGGTGATCAGGCCCATCCCGCGCGCCTCGTCCGGGCCCGCGTCCACGACCGGGCGCAGCGCCCGCACCGTGACCACCATGTCGTCGGTGGCGGTGCCGGTGGCGTTGGTCGCGCTGTAGCGCAGCGTGTAGCTGCCGGCCGTATCGAAGATCAGCGGCGGGCAGACGATCGTGGTGGAGAGCACCTGCGCGGTGGCGACGACCTTCCACTCCCGGGCCGTGATCGCCGAACCGCCGGTGGCCGTCTCGGTGGCCGAGAACGAGGGCAGCGTGACGGTCCGGTCGGTGGCGCGGTCGGGTCCCGCGCTGATCGTCGCCACCAGCCCGACGACCGTGATCGTGACATCGTCGGAGTTCGAGCCGACCGGGTTGGTCGCGGTGTAGCGGAGCACGTAGGCGCCACCGACGGTGGGCGACCAGATGACCGTCTGCGAGGTGCTGAGAACGGTGCCGGCCCCGGCCGGCCCGGATACGATCTTCCACTCCCGGGCGGTGACCCCGCCGCCGCCCGACTCGCTGGCGGTCCGGTTGAACGCCGAGGTGCCGTAGGTCCACGACGCGTCCGCCCCGGCCCCCACCGTGGGCGGCAGCGGGAGCGGCCGGAACTCCATCGAGACCAGGACGTAGACGGCGCCGTCCGACCCGGGCGGGTCGATGTAGATGTTCTGGTCGGTGTTCGCGTAGACGTAGTCCGAGGCAATGGTGAACCCGGAGATGCCCTGCCGGAACCCGCCGGACTGGTCCTGCCCGGTGCCCGCTCCGCTGGGCCACGTGACGTAGGGAGCGCCGACCTTGAACGCATCCGAGGCCCGGATGATCGCCAGCGTGCCGCCGCCCGTGCCGGAAGCCGAGCGGAAGGAGGCAGTGATCGGGTTGCCGTATGTCTCCCGCTCGGCGATCTGGATCACGGGATTGCTGGGGTCGACCCCGGACAGGACGAAGATGTCCATGCAGGGTCGTCGATCGTTCGACGGGCTCCCGCCCGTCTGGACGTGCACCGTGGGGGAGAGACTGGCCGCAGCGACCAGCGCGAACACCCCGGAGTAGGCGCCGTCGTCGGAGTTGCCCCAGAACCCGGCATGAACCTGGTCGGTGAAGCCCCAGTCCGGGGAGGTGGTCCACACCGTGGCCGTGGTGTCGTCCCAGTGGCTCAGCGCCCCGACCCCGACCACCAGGATCTCGCCCGCGTTGATCGAGATCGGCGTGCTGTCGACGTTCGAGCTGCCGATCGCGCCGTCCCAGTGCCCGCGGTAGGACGGGACGATGATGCCCATGGGTCAGACCCTCGCCAACTGCAGCTGGCCGGACCGGACCATGTTCATCAACAACGAGGCCAGCGCGGAGTCCGCACCCGGCGCCACCTTGACCTCGATCGCCCCGACCCCGGCGATGTCGGCGCGCATGCTGCCGCCCCCACCCGGTCCGAACGCCCCACTGAGCGCGATCTTGGCGCCCTCCAGGATTCGGCTGGCGATGCTCCCGATGTCGATGGACTGCAGGCCCCGGGCGAAGTCCTCCATCAGCTTCTTGCCGCTGAACTCGGTGTAGCCGCTGCCGGAGAACGGGCCGGTCTTGGCCGGCGACTTGGGGAACAGGTCGCTGACCGCGCTCAGCACGCCGGCCGCCTCGCTGACCACCGGGATGTGCATCGACTTGATGCCGTCCGCGAAGCCCTGCATCAGGGCCACGCCCGAGTTGAACAGCGTCCGCGAGAGGTCGCCCACGGCACCCGGCAGGTCGGTCCGGAACTTCTCGAAGAACCGCTTGTAGCCCTCGAACTGCTCCGTGAAGACCCTGGTCAGGGTGCGCAGCGCCTCACCGACGATGCGGCAGGCCTCGGGTAGCGCCACCTTCAGGACCGGGATGATGTAGTCCCGGATGATCGGCAACACGTCTTCCTTGAGCAGCCGGACCAGCAGCTTGAACAACGGCATGACGAGGTCCCGGATGATCGGCATGACCACGTCGCGCCACATCGCCGCCAGGGCCGGCAGCACGTCGTCGGACAGCGTCCGGAGGACCGGGACCACCACCTCCTTGATCAACGGGACGACCACGTCGCGGAACATCTCCACCAGCAGCGGCAGCACCGTCTTGGCCATGTCGATGATGACCGGCGCGAGGTCCTGGAACATCTGCATCAAGATCGGCAGAAGCGTTTCCGCCATGTGCGCGATCTCGGGGATCAGCAGCTTGGCGATCTCCAGCAGCTGCGGTAGCGCGTCCTTGGCGAAGTCGATCACGACCGGGACCAGATCCTTAACGATCTGCAGCAGCATCGGGAAGATGGTCTTCGCGGCGTCCATGAAGACCGGCACGACCTCTTCGAGGAACAGCTTCGCCAGCTGCTGTGCGATGTCGAGGAAGACCGGGAACAGGTCCTTCGCCAGCTCCAGGATGGGCGGCACCAGCTTCAGCGCCTGCGTGATCACCTCTTGCAGGACCTTGACCAGGACCGGCATCAGGTCCTTGGCCAACTGGATGATCGGCGGGAGCCACTCCAGGAACATCGGCACCAGCTGGCGCAGGATGTCCAGCAGGATCGGGAACACGGCCTTGGCCAGCTCGATGATGGGCGGGATCAAGGCCCGGAAGTACTCCACCATCGCCCGCACGATCTCGACGATCAGCGGCATGATGTCCTTGGCCAGCTGGAGCAGCGGTGTGACGAACTCCTTGATCAGCGGCACCAGCTGGCGGATGATGTCGGCCAGGAGCGGGAACAGCATCTTCGCGATCTCCAGGACCGGCGGCACCAGGGCCGTGAACAGGTCCACGAAGGCCTTGAGGATCTCCTGGAAGACCGGCATGAGGTCCTTGGCCAGCTGGACCACCGGCGGGATCATCTCCAGGAACGCCTTCACGATCAGCCCGAGGGCGTCGATGATCGGCGGCAGCAGCGGGGACAGCATCTGGATGGCCGCCACCAGCAGCTGACCGATGGCGTTGACCGCCTTCTCGAACAGCGGCTGCAGCATCTCGAAGACCCGCCGGAGCGCCTCGAACGCCGGCTGCAGCCCGGTGTTGAGTGCCGAGATCACGCTGGCGATGGGCGGCCCGAGGGCCCGCAGGACCGGGATGAACAGGTCGGAGAGCAGCTGCACTACCGACTGGAACAGCGGCAGGATGGCCTGGATGATCGGGGTCAGGGTGTCGGCGAGGGCCTGCGCCACGTCCGTGATGATCGGCACCAGGGCCTCGAAGACCGGTGCCAGCCCGTTGAACAGCACCGCGACGAACTGACCGAGGATCGGCAGCAGGTTGGCGATCACGTTCAGGTACGACTGCAGCATGGTGGTCAGCGCCGGCGTCGCCGCGGTGATCCGCTCGAACATCACCTTCAGGCCATCGGCCAGGTGCAAGATCGCCGGGGTGATGTCGCGGAGCACCGGGGCGAAGCCGTTGGTGATCACGGCGACGACCTCGCCGATCTTGGGTAGCAGCTTCTCGAACAGCTGGAAGAACGAGGTCAGCGCCTGCTCGGCGGCAGGGGTGGCCGACGAGACGTTCATCAGGAACCCCTCGACCCCGTGGCCCAGGTTGATGATCCCGTCACCCAGCGCCTCGACGAGCGGCTTCGACCGATTGATCATCAACTCGAAGACCGGCATGATGTCCTCGGCGACCCGGAGAACGGCATCACCCAGAAGCTGGATCATGGGAGCGGTCTCTTCGAAGATCTCCTTCAGCATCGGCGAGATCCGCGTGAAGGACCGCTGCGCCTCTTCGAACATGTGCAGCCAGACGCCCTCGAAGGGTGCCGCCAGCTCGGCCAGCTGCTTCAGGACGTTCGTCTTCATGTCGCCGAAGGCCTTGGTGACCTTCTCGTTCTCCCGGGTGGCGTACAGCCCGAGGGCACCGAAGGCGAGCGGGACCTGGGCGAGGGCCATGCCCACCGCGGCCGGACCAGCCACCGCGATCATGTCGAACATGTGCTGGGTAGCCAGGATGTCGCTGCGGATGCTCTTGATCGCCTTACGCGTCGTCGCGTAGTCGCCCAGGAAGACCAACCGCACGTAGTGCGTCACTAGATCACCACCGGCTCGAACCCGGCGTTGCGGATGACCTCGGTGAACTCACGCGACTGGATGTCGTCAACGTCGCGGGAGTGGATGAGGTAGGACGGGTAGAGGTACCGACCTTCGTGCACCCGCTCCCGCCAGATCCCGAAACGCCCGGTAGCGGGGTCGATCTTGCCGACCCTGCCCCCGAACTCCAACCAGCCTGTGTACGGGAAGAAGGTGCCGCCGATGACCGCTTCCATGCCCTCGGCACGGGCGGTGTCCCGGACGTGGCCGCCCTCGACGGGACCGATCGGCATCATGGCCCGGGCGGTGCGCGCGATCTTCTCGGCCGCCTTGTGGCCGGTCTCTTCGCCCGCCTGGTCTACGGTCTGATCAAGGATCTCCAGCTTGACTGCAAGCTCCTTGAGCCCGAAGTACTGGATAATCATCCCGTCCACGCCCCCACCCCTCCCTACTGCGAAGCGATCTCTTGTTCCTGAGCACGCCGGCCGTGGTAGACCACCCAGCGCACGAACTCGGCGTTCGGCATCGTCTGTTCGAGTTCGTGCACGGTCATGTGCAGCTTCTCGGCCAGGAGGTAGGTGAACTCAAGATCTGCGGCGGCCTCGAAAGTCGTTGTAGGCCTCGCGCGTCACCTCTTCGGTCATGCCCGAGGCCGCCAGGATCGCCTTGATCACTGGCTGCATCTGACCGGCCGGAGAAGTCTCTTGCCACTCCTGGATCTCTTCCTCGGTCATCACCGGGTCGACCATGGCGAGGGAGAGCAGCTTGCGCTCCGCCACCTCGGCCAACATA